CTGTTGTAAATTTATCTAACACTTCACACGTAATTACTGAAGTATGGTGGAAAGGAAATGATTTAATGGGCAAATTACAACTATTACCTACCCCAGCTGGCAATATTGCTAAAGCATTAGTAATGGCTGGTATTCCACTTGGAATATCATCTCGTGGTATGGGTAGTGTTAGACAATTAGGTGAAACAGTAGAGGTACAAGACGACTTCGAGTTGCTCTGCTGGGACCTTGTTAGTGTTCCCTCTACTCCAATGGCTTACATGTCATTAGCTGAATCTAAGCAACATAAATCTACAAAAGATTATAGTAAAGTAAACAGTTTAATAACTGAAATCATTTGTAACGCAACTGGTGTTTGTCCGTTGTGCTAAAATAAAATAAAATGGCAAAAGCAAAACCAAAACCAAGACCGATGATATCAAGAAAAAACGGTCTCAAACATAGAAAACGAATAGACCAAAATAATAAGATATTAGCTAAATATTAGCGGTTTTAAATATCTACATATATTTATGGGCATCCTACAATAGGTTGCCCATTCTTTATGCAACCTCGGGTATATTACAAACCCCACATTAAGATTCCTAATAATCTTATTTCCGTAATCAAATTTAAGGAGAAAAACAAAATGAGTAACAAAGACTTATTCAAAGAGGCTATCGCCGACGCTAAAGCCGTTCGCGAAGCTGCGTTAGCAAACGCAAAAGTTGCTCTTGAAGAAGCTCTCGCTCCAAAACTTCAATCTATGTTAGCTGCAAAGTTACAAGAGATGGATATGGACGATGCTGAAGAAGAGAAACTTGAAGAAAAATCACTCGGTCAAGACACTTATCGTACTGACGATTTCCAACATGTTGGCGCTAGAGAAAGACATGCTGCACTCGAAGAAAACGAAGAAGAACTTGAAGAAGATTTCGACTTATCTTCTATCTTAGCTGAATTAAGCGATGATGAAGAAAAACCTGAAATGAACGAAGCCGAAGAAGAAGAAGAAGCTGAAGACGAAGAAATGGAAGCTGAGGAAGACGAAGCTGAAATGGAAGACGAAGAAGCCGAAGATGAATCTGAAATGGAAAGCATCACAGACTTAACTATGGATGAACTTAAAGACATTATTAAAGACATCATTTCATCTGAAATGGGTGGCGACGAAATGGACGCTGACATGGGAGATATGGGTGGTGAAGAAGAAATGTCAATGGATCTCGGTGGTGAAGAAGGTGGTGAAGAAGTTGGTATCGAAATGGAAGGTGAAGAAGAAGAAATCGACGAAATCGATTTAGAAGAATTATTAGCTGAACTCGACGCACTTGGTGAAGGTGACGACGAAAACGAAGGTATGTATGAAGCTAAAAAGAAGAAAGAAGATGACAAAAAAGACGATATGAAAGAGGCAATCGATACAATCGAAACTCTTCGTAACGAACTTAACGAAGTTAATCTTCTTAACGCTAAGTTGCTTTATGTAAACAAAGTATTCAAAGCTAAGAATTTGAACGAATCACAAAAACTCAAAGTAATTGCCCAGTTTGACAAAGCAACTACTGCGAAAGAAGCCAAAGCTATTTTTGAATCAATGAACAATGCTATTGCAAAATCAAAGAAAAGCACTATCAAAGAATCATTAGGATTTGCTTCTAAAGCTGCTGGTGTAGCACCTAAAAAACAAATTGTTGAGGTAAACGAAACAATGTCTAGGTGGCAAATGCTCGCAGGTATTACTAAATATTAATTTTTAAAAACACAAAATCGTTTAAAATGAACGTACAACAATTACTTGAATCATCCAACCAATACAAAAATGTAATGGATGACGCTAAAAAATTGTCGAATAAGTGGGAAAAATCCGGCCTTTTGGAAGGTATCAAAAACACTAACGACAGGAACACAATGTCAATGTTGCTTGAAAACCAAGCTAAACAATTGATTACTGAAACTTCTCAAACTGGTACTCAAGCTGGTGGTGCTGGCGCTTATAACGGCGAAAGCTGGTCTGGTGTTGCCTTGCCATTGGTTCGCCGTGTATTCGGTGAAATCGCTGCTAAAGAATTCGTTAGTGTACAACCAATGAACTTACCTTCTGGTCTTGTATTCTATCTTGATTTCAAATATGGTACTAACTCTAACCCATTTGTTAGTGGTGGTTCTCTTTATGGAGCTAATGCTTCTAGCAACGTAACCGACATCAACTCAGCTTCTTTGTATGGTGCTGGTAAGTTTGGTTATTCTATTAATCAGTATTCAGCTTCTGCTGTTGCTGTTACTGGTTCTGCAAACTGGGCTGATTTTAATTTTGATTCTGCCTATTCAGCTTCTGCAGCTGCTTCAGGTTATAAGAAAATTAATGTTCCTCTTCCTTCTAACGCTGATCCACTTGCAGTTCGTGCTTTCATTATCACTTCTGGTTCTATTGGTGTTGCTCAGAACTTACAAGCATTTACTACAATCAATGCTGCTCAAACTACAGCTTCATTCCTTGTTACTGCTTCTGCAATTGATGGCACAGCTACTGGTCCAGTATTGACTAATGGTGTAGTATTATTCTATGATGTAGCTCCAACTGCTACTAGCCGTGGTGATTTTGAAGATGGCCAAACTAAAACTAACGCTCCTTCTACAATTGCTATTCCTGAAATCAACGTTCAGTTGAAATCTGAAGCAATCGTTGCTAAAACTCGTAAGTTGAAAGCACAATGGACCCCAGAATTTGCTCAAGATCTTAACGCTTACCATAGTGTTGATGCTGAAGCTGAATTGACTGGTATCTTGTCTCAATACATCTCTATGGAGATTGATCTTGAAATCCTCGATATGTTGATCCAAAACGCTTACACAACTGACCGTTGGTCTGCTGTTAATAACATAGCTTTAGATGCTGTAGGTGCTTCTTCTAATCTTGGATATTACAACACACAAGGTGGTTGGTTCCAAACCCTCGGTACTAAATTACAGAAGGTTTCTAATACTATCCATCAATTGACCCTCCGCGGTGGTGCTAATTTCCTCGTTACTTCTCCAACCGTAGCTACAATCCTCGAATCAATCCCTGGATTTGCTGCTGATGGCGATGGCGAGAAAATGGAATTCAACTTTGGTATCCAAAAGGTTGGTTCTCTTAACAGTCGTTACAAGGTTTACAAAAACCCTTACATGACTGAGAACGTAATCTTGATGGGTTACAAAGGTGCTCAATTCCTTGAGTGTGGTGCTGTATTTGCTCCATATGTTCCATTGATTATGACTCCGCTTCTTTACGATCCAAATACCTTCACTCCTAGAAAAGGATTGATGACTAGGTACGCGAAGAAGATGATCAGACCTGATTATTATGGAAAGATCTATGTAGCTGGTTTAAATACCCTTTAATAACAATTGAGAGCTAGCCCCGTAAGGCTAGTTCTCTTTTTAAATCGTTTAAAATGAACGTACAACAACTATTAGAAAGCTCAAACCAATACAAAAATGTAATGGATGATGCTCAAAAACTATCATCTAAATGGGTTAAATCCGGCCTTTTGGAAGGAATTAATAACGTTAATGATAGAAATACAATGTCAATGTTGCTTGAAAATCAAGCAAAACAATTAATTACTGAAGCCTCTCAAACAGGTACTCAAGCTGGTGGTGCAGGTGCCTATAACGGTGAAAGCTGGAGCGGAGTTGCTTTACCATTAGTGCGTAGAGTATTTGGTGAAATTGCAGCGAAGGAATTCGTTTCAGTTCAACCAATGAACTTACCTTCTGGTCTTGTATTCTACCTTGATTTTAAATATGGTACCAATGATGTTCACTTCCCTAATGGAGGGTCATTATACGGTGCCAATGCCTCTACAAATGTAACTGATATTACTTCTGAATCACTTTATGGTGCTGGGCAATTTGGATATTCTATTAACCAATTCTCAGCTTCTATTACTGCTATAACAGGTGCTTTAGCTACATGGGCTGACTTTAATTTTGATTCAGATTTTTCAGCTTCTGCTGCTTCTAATCAATTTAGAAAATTCCTAGTTCCTCTACCTACTTCAGCTGATTTATTTGCTGCTCGCAGTTTCTTCATTAGTGGAAGTATATTATCTGGCTCAACAAGTTTAGGTGCATATGGTATACCTCAACAATCAGCATTACAAGCTTTCATCACTGTAACAAATAGTACTGCTTCTTTCCTTTTAACATCATCTTTGTTCTTTGGATCTGGATCTGTAACTGCTTTTGGAAGTGGTTCAAATGGTACACAAACTACTACTTTGTATTTTAGTGTACAACCTGCTGCTACTTCACGTGGTGATTTTGAAGATGCTTCTATAAGTGGTGGTTCTGGTGCTGGTGGAAACGGTGGTTACCCAAGTAACTTGTCTAACACTACAATCTCTATTCCTGAAATCAACGTTCAGTTGAAATCTGAAGCAATTGTAGCTAAAACAAGGAAATTAAAGGCACAATGGACACCTGAATTTGCACAAGATCTTAACGCTTACCACTCAGTTGATGCTGAAGCTGAATTGACAGGAATTTTATCTCAATATATTTCTATGGAAATTGATCTTGAGATTTTAGATATGTTGATTCAAAATGCATACACAACTGATAGATGGTCTGCAGTTAACAACGCATCTTTAAGTTCAACCGGTGCTTCTACTGATCTTGGATATTACAACACACAAGGTGGTTGGTTCCAAACACTTGGAACTAAACTCCAGAAAGTATCTAATATCATCCATCAGTTAACTTTAAGAGGCGGTGCTAATTTCCTCGTAACTTCTCCTACTGTTGCAACTATCTTGGAATCAATTCCTGGATTTGCAGCTGACGGTGATGGTGAAAAGATGGAATTCAACTTCGGCATTCAGAAAGTTGGTAGCTTGAACAGTCGTT